GGTGCGGCGGTGGACCTGGGCGTGTCGTTTTCTCCGGACATGGCCGACCCGAACGTCGTGCGCTTCTTGGAGAATCGCTCGCAGCGATTCGCCGAAGAGGTGCTGGAGACGACGTGGACCGAACTCAAGGAGAGCCTGAGCGAGGGCGTGCAGGCCGGCGAGGGCATCCCCAAGTTGGCCGAGCGCGTGGCCACGGTGATGGATAGCCGCAAGTCGAGCGCGGAGACCATCGCGCGCACCGAGGTGGTTGGCGCGAATAACGGCGGGACGCTCCTCTCGTGGAAGCAGTCTGGCGTGGTCGAGAGCAAGGAATGGCTATCGGCCCTTGACGAGCGCACGCGCAGGCCCCCTGATTCCGAGTTCGATCATGTAGGGGCACACGGCGAGAGGGTGGGTCTGGACGAAATGTTTGTGCTGACTGGCGAGCCCCTGGACATGCCAGGCGGCGCGGGATCGGCGGGCAATATTATCAACTGCCGCTGTAGTATGCGGCCAGTGGTAAAGGCATAGGAGGGTGACATGCTGAAAAAGATGCGGGCCTTTGTGCGAGCTGAGGAGGTTCCGGTCGAGGGCGCGCCTGCTGACGAAAGCAGCCCGGTGCGCTTCGTGGCCTCCACCGAGGGCGTCAAGCGCGACGGGGTCGATCTGCGCATGGAGGACTGGGATCTCTCGCGTTACCAGAAGCATCCCGTAGTGCTCTGGGCGCACGACATGATGGGGATGAACCTGCCCATCGGCACGGGCGCGGTGCAATTCAGCGAGGGCCGCGAGATGCTGATCGATGTGAGCTATGACCGCGACGACGAATTCGCCATGAAGGTGCGCGGCAAGGCGCTCAAGGGCATGATCGCGGGTAGCGTGTCGTGGGACCAGGTCAAGGCCGAGGGCAAGACGGTCAACCAACTGCTCGAGTTCTCGAACGTGCCGGTGGGCGTGGATGAAAACGCCCTGCCCGTCCGCTCGCGCATGGAGACGGACGACCGCGAGAACCTGATCTGGCGTGGGGTGGCCCTGGCGATGGCCGACTTGTACCACCCGCAGGTGACTGAATCTGACGAGGAGCGCCGCTTTTTGTACAACGGGCTGAGCCGGTTGTACGCACGGCTGGGGCGTGAAGCTCCAGAGTGGCGGACCAGGGCGGAATGCGCCGCCTATGGTTCAAGCGAATACCGCGGCCTCTTCTTGGAGAACGAGGCGGAGTTGTTGCCCGCCGTCTTTGGGGAGCGCGTCGGCGCAGTTCTCTCAGCGCGGAACCAGGGCGACCTGGAGCAAGCGGTGGACCTGATCAAAGGGGTTATCGCGCGCGCCAAGGAGGCCAGGGAGCCGAAGGCCGAAGAGGATGACGACGAGGGCCGGGCGCTCGAAACGATTCTAGCACGGATCACGGAGGTATCTGGAAAATGACTACCGAAGCGTTGTTTCAGCAAATCGCCGAGCGGCTGACCGCCCTTGGCGAGCAGGTGAGCGAGCAGCGGCTCAAGCAGATTGTCAACGCCGAGCTGCAAGTCCTGCTGGGCGACGAGGCGTTCCAGCGCAAGATGCGCTTTGCCTCCCCGGAGCCGAAGCTCGTGGGCTCCAAGTTCGCGCGGTGGAACCTGGGCGTTGCCGACATCGAATTCCTCTACGACCTGATGAACGCGGAGAAAGCCCGCGGCAAGCAGGGGCCGAGCCAGGAGCTGGAGAACGCCTTCAAGGCGCTTTCCGAGGCGGTCTATATCTCGCAAGAGGAGATCCGCCGCATCGACCGGCAGGCCATCGACAACCTGTTTCCACGCATCCACAAGGGAAACCGGGCGCAGTACGAAGCGGCGATCCGCGCGATGGACACGGCGGAGAGCGGCTATGGCTCGCAGCTCGTGGGCGCGCAGTACGTGGGCGACCTCTGGGAAGCCGCGCGGACCGAAATGCGCGTGGCCAACCTGATCGGCTCGTTCGAGATGACCGCGCCGACCGCATACCTGCCGGTTGAGGTGGACTTTCCCGAGATGCTCTATGTGTCAGAGTCCACGTCCGCCTCGGCGACCGACTATACCACGTCCAAAACCGGCACCCAGCGCGTCACCGTTAGCGCCAAAAAGTTCGTCATCCACCAAAAGTGGTCTGGCGAGATGGAAGAGGACAGCATTATCCCATTCATCCCCTTCCTGCGGGCGCAGGCGCAAAAGTCGCTCGCATACTACCAGGACAGCCTGGCGCTCAACGGCGACACGACCACCACCAACGGCATCAACGGCGTTGACAGCGTCCTCTCTACCGGCGATCACACTGGCGCGTTCGACGGCATCCGTCACGCGGCCCTGGTGGACAACACCGGCAACGCGGAGAGCGCGGCCAACCTGCCGATCGCGTTGGAGCATTTCCGCGGCGCGTACACCCGCATGATCGACGGCACGTATCTGCACGACTGGGGCCACCCCAACGACCCGAACGACGTGATTCACGTGGTGGACCCGTACACCGGCGACGTGATGCTGGGCATCGACGAGTTTATGACCCGCGACAAGGCGGGCAACGACGCGTCGCTGTTCGCCGGCCAGGTGGCGAAGGTCTACAACCACCCGGTCATCTCCAGCATCGCGCTGAAAAAGGCCACCGTCAACGGCTTTGTGGATGACGACACCGCTGGCGACAACCTGTACGGCCAGATGGTGACGTTCAACCGCAACGGCTGCAAATGGGGCTGGCGGCGGCGCGTGCAGATCGAGTCCGAGCGGCTGATCGGCACGGACCAGACGCGCATCGTCTATAGCTTGCGCGCGGGGTTTGGCCGCTTCACGCCGACGGGCGCCGAGTCTGGCATCGAGTGGGCTGACGAAGTGTACTACCTGGCCCTGTAGTCTAGTGGGGGGGAGGCCCGCGCCTCCTCCCCATCGCCCATAGGAGGGCAATAACATGCAGATCACGAATGAACTGAGCCGCTGGCAACTCGTGCCGCTGGTGTTCATGCAGGACGGTGTGGCCGCCAGCCAGACCAACGTGCAACTGCCCATCGCCGAGGTCAACGCCGGCGCGGGCAATGCGGTGGACGGGTACGTCATGCCGTTCGAGGGCGAGATCGTCGCCATCAGCGCGGCGCTGTCGGCAGCGGCGACGGCGGGCAGCCTGACGGTGGGGCCGACCATCGCGGGCACGGAAAAGACCGACCCGACGCTCTCGATCACGACGGATACAGCCAAGAGCGATACCTGCGGGCGCGGTACCAACCGGTTCGCCAAGGACGCCGTCATCGGCGCGGAGATCACCTCCGACGGCTCGTGGGACGGGACGGGCAGCGACCTGCTCGTCACCGTCTGGGTGCTGCTCAAGATCATGGGTATCTAGTATCTCGGAACCGGGCACTACGGCGCAAACGCCTAGCTGACCCTAGCCAAGAAAGGACACCAAAATGACCACGCTTTACGAGGTTCGACAGGATTCGTTGCTCTCGCTGGGTGACGGCAATACCCCAGCCGTGCCCATGACCCGCATGGGCGTGCCGGTGCAATGCAGCAAGTGGGATCTGTTTGCCCTGTCCGGTCGGATGTTCAACTTGAAGCAGGCGACCATCGGCACGGCGATCACCTTTAGCGCGGCGGATAACGCGGGCATCGTCCTCACCGCCCCCTCGATCCGCTTCACCGTGCCCACCGGGTACACCGTCTTTCCACGGCGGCTCAACCTGGCGCTCATTCCGGGCGCGACCTCGGTGGACAACGAGATCGCGGTGATCGTCCACAACGCCGACTCGTACACCTCGGGCGGCGGGGCGATCACGCCGGTTAACCTGCGCTCGGACGCGCCGCGCGCCTCGTCCGTGACCAACGTGTATCACTGCTCCGGCTCTGCCATCACCGAGGCGGCCCTGACCACCCCGCGGGCGCTGCATCAGGCGATCTTTACGCCCGCCGCGGCCTTTGCGACCAGCTACAACCTCAACATCAACTATACGGTTGAGTGGGACGACCTGATCCCGATTGTCGGGCCAGCGTCGTTTCTCGTGTTCGTCAGCGCCAAGACGGCGGCCGTGACCGGCTATTTCTCGCTCGACTGGGCGGAAGTGCAGACGGTCAACGTCAAGGCTGGCTAGTCCCAGCGCATGAACTAGGGGCCGGGGCAACCCGGCCCCCCAGTTGGAGGACCGATGAAGTACAAGGCGCTTATAACTCGCAGGGCGGAATGGTTGTCACTGGACCTTGTCGAAGGCGCGGTTATCGAGCTGGGCGATTCGGCAGTGGAATCGTTGCAGCGCCGATGGCCCGGGTCGATAGAGCGCGCGTTTGACGAGCCGCCGCATGATCGGATGGTGCGCAAGCCGAGAGGCAAGCGCGGCTGAGAGGAGCGGGCTAGATGGTGCTAACTCTAACGGAAGATGACCTGGCCGCGGTAGCCGCCGCCGTGTGGGCATACACGACGCGCGCCCTCACGCAGGACGGCGCCGGCGCCATTGCCCACACCTACACCCTGACCAATTCGGTGGACGGGCTGCCCATCGCCCAGGCCGATGTGTGGGCCACTACCGACTCCGGCGGCTCGAACGTGGTGGCGCGGGGGACCACGAGCGACCTGGGCGTGGTGACGTTCTATCTGGACGCGGGAGGCCCGTACTATTTTTGGAGATCAAAATCGGGCTGGTCGTTTGATAATCCGGACGAGGAGACCGTTAGTGCTTAGATGCAGATCGTTTTGCGATAGCAGCTTCATAGCTCGCCCGATGTTCAGGCGACCAATGGCGCCCGACACCTTGGCCCTTGCGGGAAATACCAGCGCCATGAATCGCTGCGTGCTCCGCCCTGGATACTACCTGAAGATTTTCCAGCCTATCGTCCATTGGATCGCCATTGATATGGTGCACTATCTCTGTGCTTTCCAGTCGCCTGCCAAGATGTTGCTCCACGACATGGCGCGCGTATTGCATTTCATGA